TACAGGCTAATAACACTTGTATTGCTGGTCAGTTACTCCTAATTGATTTGCTTGAAAAACTTGAAGGGAAATGTGAATTGATACAGAGTAATACGGATGGTATTCTAGTTAAGGTGTATAATTTAGCAGAGAAGGATGAAGTTATTGCTATGTGTGAAGCATGGGGAGCAAGAACTAGAATGACTATGGAATACGATATGTATTCTAAGGTTATCCAGAAGGATGTAAACAACTATATCATAATTCCAGAAGGTGAATTGTATGATAGCAAAGGCAAGCCAAAATGGAAGTGTAAAGGAGCATGGGTAAAGAAGTTGAGCCTATTGGACAATGACCTTCCTATCGTAAACAAGGCAGTCAAGGACTACTTTATTTTTGGAATACCAGTGGAGCAGACTATTGGACAGGCTAATATGTTAATAGACTTCCAGAAGGTTACAAAAATATCCAGTAAGTATTCTCATGGACACCATAATGGAAAGGTAATAACTGGAAAAGTACACAGATGTTTTGCAAGTGCAGATTCAAAAGATGGTACACTTTACAAGTATCACAAAGGAAAAGAAGCATTGGAAAAGACTTCCAGTACACCAGTAAACTGTTTTTTGGATGATGGGAATATTGAAGGTAAGAGAGTGCCAGCTAAACTTGACAAAAACTGGTATATAGATTTAGCCAATCAGAGAATAAAAGATTTTGTTGACAGATAGTGAAAAGCATGATATACTAGGTTTATGTTAGAGGAAGGGGATTGAGCCTATGCAACTTTTTAAGGGGTATATAGCAAGTAATGGTAAAATTCCCTTGTCGAGTGTTAAGACAGGGGATATACTTCCAGAGCCACCAGCAACAGGAGATTTTGTAGGGGTTCTGAAAGACAATATAATTCAACTTGATTTTGATGATGAAGAAAGTTCCAAGATAGCTTTAGAGATAGTCAACGAGTACAAACTTAGATGTGACATACTCAAGACCACAAGAGGTATTCATTTATACTTCATAGAGGATGGCACAGTAAAAAGTCAATCCGTTGGAGTATTCAATGCTATTGGACTTCATTGTGATATTGGATTAGGATTCAAGAACAGAGTGATACCACTCAAAGTGACCAAGGATAAGAATGTAATCAGAATTGTGAATGGGGAAGAAGTTCAATCGACTACCAAAGAAACCACATTAAGAGAGTGGGTTCAGACATATGATGAATTGGATAAACTACCAGCATTTTTCAGACCGATAGGAAAAGTAGACCATAACCTAAAAGGATGTAATACTAGAAACCAAAGCCTATTCAGTTATATACTTGTACTTCAAACTCACAATTTCAATAAGGATGAAACCAGAAGGACTATCAAAATCATAAACAAGTATGTAGTGGAGTCAGCTTTGGATGATAGCGAGATTGATACCATAACAAGGGATGAAGCTTTCTCAGAAGAATTGTTCTACAATGAGAGAGGTAGTTTCCTCCATGACCGTTTCGGTAACTATATGCTCACAAACTGCAACATCATAATGATTGACGGACAGATACACATTTATACGCACGATAATCTATACAGTAATGACCCAGCAGAGTTTGAAAAAGTAATGCTTGACAAAATACCAAGTTTGAGAGATAATCAAAGAAAGGAAGTTTACAAGTATATTGCTTTGAAATGCAGTGCCATTGGAGAGTTCGCTAATTCCAAATATATTGGGTTAAAAACTACTATATTGGATATTGAAACAGGGGATGAATTTCCATATTCTCCTAAATGGATTATAAACAATAGAATCAATATCGACTATGACCAGACTGCGTATTCCAAAGTTATGAATGATACACTGAATAAGGTATGTTGCCATGACCCACAGATAAGGTCTTTACTGGAAGAAATGATAGGGTACACTATGTATCGCAAGAACTCAATGCAAGTATGTTTCATATTGACAGGGGAGGGTTCAAATGGTAAGTCAACAATCCTTAATTGTATCAAAAAACTGCTCGGTAAGCAAAATTATACTTCACTCGATTTACGGGAACTTGAAGAAACCTTCAAACCAGCCGAACTATACAATAAACTCGCCAATATCGGTGATGATATATCAGCGAAATACCTTGAAAATTCCTCCGTATTCAAAAAAGTGGTTACAGGAGAATCCTTCATGGTACAACGCAAATATGCTCAGCCGTTTGAACTTGAGTGTTATGCCACACAGATATTCTGTGCCAACGAACTTCCACAAGTGCATGACAAGTCAGACGGATTCTCAAGGCGAATAGTGCTTGTACCATTCAATGCCAAATTCCAGAAAACGGATGCCGATTATGACCCATTCATAGAGGACAAACTTCTATCAGATGAAGCTATAAACTATTTGTTAAAAATTGGCGTTGAGGGATTGACCAGAGTAATATACAATAAGCAGTTCACTAAGTCAAGTGCTGGAGAATCTGAGAAGGATGATTATATGAAACTCAATAACAATATGCTTGAATGGTTCGAGAATGACCCTAGCATAGAGAATGAGAGTGTCAACGATGTATACCTTGCCTATCAAGTCTGGTGCGTTCAGAATGGATGTATGGCAGTTAAAAAGCTTAATTTCAGCAAGGATATAAAGAAACATAAGAAACTGGTGTCAAAACCTAAGACAATTCAAGGAAAGTCGGTTCGAGTGTATGTGAGGGAGGATGATGTGTAAATGAAAACAATAATAAATAATGTAGATGGTAGTTGGAAAAATGTTAAAAACAAGTGTCGCACCACTATAAACAAGGAATATTCGGAGGTGGATGCGTCACCTTCCTTTATTTACAAATTGCTAATATCAGAGCATAGTCCAATTAGATTGATAAGTGTGGATTGGTCTTGGAAGAAAATACCATATTGGGTTTCAACTGAATGGAGTAGACACAAATTTGAAAAGTTCATTTCAACACAGAGAACGGATAGGACAGGGATTGAACGAGCCATACTTCCACAAGGAGTTGATGTAAACTTTGATGGATATGCTAATGCTCAAAACCTCATAGATGCTTGGCGAAAGAGATTATGCTTTCAAGCCACACCAGAAGCCAGAGGACTTGCTATGGACTTCAAATTGAAACTGCAAGATGTGGAAGTAGAACTTGCAAACGTGCTTGTTCCTAATTGTGTATATCGTGGTGGGTGTCCAGAATTTGTACCTTGTGATTTCTATGGTAAGTTTGTAAATTATTGTTATGAACATAGTGTGAACATGAATAACATTCAATCCAGATATGATGCTTATAATGAGTTTGTAAGTATACCAGAGTGGTTAAAATAGGGTACAATATGAATATATTGTTCGTTATTAGAAAGGAGAATTAAACAATGAGTAAAGCAGACCATCCATATAATAACGTCTTAGGAACACTTGATTTTACAGAAAAGGAAGGACTTTTCAAGATAGTACAAAGTAGGTTTGATGATGCGATTAGCATCTTGATAGCAGGACATTTATGGATTGATATAACCGAAGAACAATATGCACATCTGCAAGATGCAATAAATCTAAGAACAGAAAGAGGATATTAATATGCTTGGATTAAACACTATTTACAATATGGATTGCTTATGAAGAATATTTAAAATTTCCAGAATGGTTAAGATAAGAATAATATGAATAAATTGTGATTAACATTTTGAAAGGAGAAAAATATGAGAACAACGGAAAAAAATAAAGAAATGGCAAATGCCTTACTTAAACTAATAGCGGAAAATCCAGAATTAGAAGTAGTCCCAATGGTGGACACAGAGTGTATTTTTGATGATAGCTACAGCACTTGGATGGCTAGATGGGGCAGTGCAGACATAGATGAATACTGGTGTTCAAATGAACGAGTGTATTTCAAATCAATAGATTTCGATACTTTAGTCGAAGAATTTATTGATAACAACTACGAAGATTATCCGACACTTTCGGATGAAGATGAAGAATTGCAAAAGTTAGCAGAAGAAAAAATAAATGCCTACGATTGGATTAAGGCAATATCGGTCAATATTGTACATTGCTAATCACGAACAATTCAAAGCTATTTCGCTATATGAAAAAATGGCGCACGATTCACAACTGCATAAAATTTTGAAAGAGGTGTATGAATATGAATTATGACAAAATGCCAAGCAGGGGCAAAATAACTTCTGATGGAGAATGGGCTAAGGATTGTGGTTGCGGTGGCAAAGCCTATGTCTTTTATGATGAAGATGCCACATACAATGTTGAATGTGAAAATTGCGGTACAGTTCTCAGGCTTATAACATCAAGCTTGGATGGGGCAATAAAGTTTTGGAATAATACATTAGAAGTTGGAGGTAATTAAATGAGTGCTGAAATAGTAATGGGAAACCTTGTTATGTGTAATATATGCCATAAAAGAATAGCCACAAAACTATGTGATATGCCTGTTAGAAGAACAAAAAACTTTCACATAAAGATTAATGGAATGACAGATACAAATTTGAGCTTTAAAGAATATACCGCAACTTGTGACAAATATATCTGCGACAAATGTGCTGCAGAAGTTGGAAACGGAATACACTTTTGCAAATCGTGTATGTCAAAGCTAAAAAGGGTATGACCATGATAAATAAATACAATTTAAACGATATTGTTAAAATTGAAAAAGGAAATGAAGTTTACAAAATAGTTGGAATGCACTTAAACACATACAATAACCCCAAAAAGGTATGGTATTCGCTATATCGTTTATCGGATGGATATATATGCAATATTGCCGAAAATATACTTACACCTGTTATTGCTGTTTAGTGCGCAATACAAAAATATTCTACATAAGGAGGTCTCAACATGGGTGGAAAGTATGAAGTACGATATTGTTACAACGATACATTGCAAGTTTATCTATCGGAATATACAAACAGCTGGTTCAAATTTATGATACTGAGGTTCACCAAAAAGGTCATATATTACAAGGTACAAATGTTTTGAGCAAGAGAGATTGGATGGATGAAAGGAACAGAAGAATGCGGAGAGAGAAGAATATGGATGCAAGCTAAAAGAAATCAGCATTAAAGGCTGGATTAAGGTAATATCGGTTGATATTGTACCTTGCTAATCACGAACAATTCAAAAATATTATTCACAATGTACTTGACATACCCAATATATCATGCTATAATAAGTTATAAAGTTAAATAAAGGAGAGATAAATTATGAAAAGAGCAGAGATATATTGGGTAGACTTAGGGGAAACAGTAGGTAGTGAACAGAGGAGATGTAGACCATGCTTAATAATACAAGCCAATTTAGGTAATGCAACCTCGCCTACAGTAACAATTGTTCCAATAACGTCTGCTACCAAGAGTTTCACGATAACTCATGCCCCAGTAGATGGTCTTATTAAACCATCAATAGCATTATGTGAGCAGATAAGAACAGTTGATAAGAAAAGAGTAAAGGGTTATATTGCTACGGTAAGTGATTATACTATGATTAATATATCTGAAACAATAAGGTTGACATTAGGCTTATAATGTGGTATAATGATTACAGAAGTTAAATTTAAGGAGGATTAATAATTGATACTTTATAGTAACGGATGCACAAACTGTGAACGATTGAAAGAGCAACTGGATATATCTAAAATTGAATATCAAGTTTCAAGTGATTACAGAAGGTTGATTGAATTGAATATAAGGTCTGCACCATGCTTAGAATTTGAAGATGGAAGTTTCATGCTCTATGATGAAGCCATGATGTATGCCATAAAGAAAAGGGGATAGACAATGGAAAAGCAATTATTAGATTCTAAAACATTAGTGGAGGATTATTTATTCAATAAAGATTGGAGGACAAAAGAAAATTCAAACGCACCTAGAAGTTTTGGCTCGCTCAATAAATATATAATTGGAGAAGTTAGTAAAAACTATTGGTTGAATGAAGTATACAATAAAGAAATAAAATGTGCATATCTTAATGGTGATTTTCACATCCATGATTTAGGGGCATTAACATTATACTGCGTTGGATATTCATTAGAAAACATACTATTAATGGGGGTACAAGGTATAAGTAATATACCAGTATCAAGTCCACCTAAACATTTCAAAAGTGCTTTATCACAAGTTGTAAATTTGGCAACAGTATACCAAAATGAACAAGCTGGAGCAGTAGCATTCAATTCCGTAGATACGTTATTAGCACCTTTTATACGAGAAGATGATTTGGATAAAATCCAAGTTAAACAAGAATTACAGAATTTTATATTTGCCTTAAATAGCAATTCAAGAATGGGGGCAGAACCAGCATTTACAAATATAACATTAGATATAACTCCTTCACCAGATATGTTGCGTAAAAATATAATCATAGGTGGAGATTATAGATTGGATGTATATGGTGATTTTCAAAAGGAAATGGATTTATTTAATGAATGTTTTGCTGAAATAATGCTAGAAGGAGATAGTAAGGGTCAGCCATTTTCATATCCAGTATTGACTTATAATATAGGAAAGAGATTTGATTGGAATAATCCTAAAAATGATAAAATATTTGAAATGGCTGGTAAGTTTGGATATCCATATTTTTCAAATTTTATAAATTCTGAAATGGATGAATCTGATATAAGAAGTATGTGCTGTAGACTTAGATTAGATTTAACCGAGTTAAGAAGAAGAAATGGTGGATTATTTGGAGCAGGAGATTCAACTGGTTCAATTGGTGTAGTGACTCTAAATATGCCTAGAATAGGTTATATATCATCAAATGAGATTGAATTTTTTAATAAACTAGATATTATATTGAATTTAGCAAAAGATTCATTAGAACTCAAACGAGTATTCTTGCAAAATGAAGTATTGGATGGTGGATTAATTCCAGCTTATTCTCAATATGTTGGAACGATTGATAATCATTTTAGCACTATTGGTATAATTGGGTTTAATGAAATGTGTGAAAACTTTTTAGGAAAAGACATACTATCAATAGAAGGTAAAGAGTTCTCCGTAAAAGTTGGTGAATATATCTTAAATAAAATAAAAGAATTTCAAGTAGAAACTGGTCATCTATATAATTATGAAGCATCACCTAGCGAATCAACTTGTTATAGACTGGCTAAAAAAGATAAAGAGTTATTTCCCGATATAATAACACAAGGTAATTCAGTTCCATACTACACTAATTCTTCTCATATACCAGTATCCAAAGTAACTACTATCAATGATATGATGGCACATCAAGAAGCTTTACAAGTTCAATTTACTGGAGGATGTGTAAATCATATATATTTAGATGGAGCAATATCTGGTGAACAAGCTAAACATATGGTTAAAACTTGTTTAACAAATTATAGAAATCCATATATAAGCCTTTCTCCAGTAAATAGATATTGTCCAGAACATGGTTATATTGAAGAACGAGTTGAAAATTGTCCTAAGTGTGGTATGAAGTTGGATATTATGCAACGCGTAACTGGTTATTTAAGGAAAGTTGAAAATTTCAATGATGGTAAAAAAGAAGAATTTTATGATAGAAAACAATTTAATGGTATAATTGATTTAAAATAAAGATTGACAATGTATAAGTGACATAAATAATAATAGAAGGTGGAGGTATACAACAAATGGTTAGATATAAATATATAGAACATGAACGCAGTGAAGATGCTAATTTTATTGGAGCATTGATAGTAGCATCTGATTGCAAAATAAAATGTAGAGGATGTTTTAACCGTGACATCAAAAAGATGGAAACGAAGAAGGATACTGCACAGAATATCATCAAGGAGGTGCTTTCTAATCCATTCAACGAGGGTATTATACTAGCTGGCTTGGAGTGGTCTAGCACACCTACAGACCTCGTAGAACTGGTCACAGAAGCCGATAAACATGGTCTGAAGATAATGATATACACAGGATTAGATTTGGGTGAGTTTGAAATGAGGATAGGCAAGGCTTGTTGCGATAAGGTTGGAATTAAAGAACTTCCAAAAGATTACAATGATACTTCAATGATGTATGCTTGTATTGGTGGGATGGTTCTTGATAATGCAATCCATAGTGATTATTATATAAAATCTGGAGCATATGTAAAGGAACTGGAAGTAACTGGTAGAGAAGCATTTGGTGTGACATTGGCAACAAGTAATCAGAATGTTATAAAAATTCAGAAAGAGGTGTAGTATGGAGAGGGAGATATGTTTCGCAAAAATGAGAGTGGATGCAATCATTCCTAGTAAGAATCTGGAAAATGCTGGGTATGATGTGTATGCCAACTTTCCAGAGGAATATATAGTTATAGAGCCACATGAAACCAAGATGATACCAACAGGAATTGCTAGTGTCCTTCCAGATAGCCTAGTGTTCGTTCTAAAGGAGCGAGGGTCTACTGGTACTAATGGTATGGGACAGAGGGCAGGAGTCATTGATAGTGGCTATAGAGGTGAATGGTTTGTACCTATCACCAATCACAATGATGTTCCACTGGTAATCTATAAATGTATAGAATTGTTGGACTCAGACTTATTTCCAATAGATACCATATTCTATTCTTATAAGAAAGCAGTCTGCCAAGCAATATTGGTGGATGTTCCAGTTGTAAGAATCAAACAAATTCACAAAGACCAGCTTTCAAATTATGTGTCCGAGCGAGGTTCGGGGTCATGTGGTTCGTCTGGTAAATAATCATAATATGAATAAATGGCGAGCAACTATATGGAGGTTCAAAAATGGGAGATAATAACTATATTGTTTGTAACAATGATTTGTGCAAATATTGGCGAACAGAGGGTAAATGCACATATTGGAAAACAGGAAACTGTGTAGAAATTGAAGTTGAAAATGGTGTATCAATATGCAAATCTTTTGAAGCGGATTAATCGCAATACAAAAATAGTGTGATTGAGAGGGGAGGAATCCTCTCTTTTTTATTTTTAAAAAGGGTTGACATGGTGTAATATTCATGGTAGAATAAGGTATAGTCAAATTAAAGAAGGAGTGAGATACATGAGTGGTCAAGAAATGGTAGTGGTTTGCATAATTAAATTATGGTGGATAATAATTCCATGTATCATAGGTGGAATATTAGTCTACAAAACTGAAAAATAGTTGTTGACAAGTACACTTCAAAGTGGTATACTAAGTATAGAAAGTTAAATAAATCAAACGGAGGTAGTTAAAATGAAAGCATCAATTAGACCAATGATAGAAAACCTAGAGTTATTATTTGTAGTACTTAATGAAGAATACTTTAATGGTGAATTGGAAAAACCAGTTATAACAATCGCACCAGACACTACTAAAGGTGCTTATGGATGGCTGACTAATTGGAGGGCATGGCAAGAAGAAGGTACAGAAGGTTACTATGAAATCAACTTGTGTGCAGAACATACTGCAAGAGGTTACAAAGCATTAGCTGAAACATTATTACACGAACTAGTTCATCTGTACAATCTCCAGAAGGGTATAAAGGACTGTTCAAGAGGTGGCACTTACCATAACAGGAAATTCAAAATCATGGCTGAAACAAAGGGACTCATGGTAGAGCAGAGCCAGAAAAACGGATGGGCATACACACAGTTGAACCCAGAAACCAACAGATTCCTTGACACTGTAACAGGAATAGATTTTGTACTATTCAGAAGCAAAGTTGAAAGTTCATCTTCAACAAAGAAGTCAAGTAGTAGAAAATACGTATGTACACAATGTGGTCAGTCAATCAGAGCCACTAAAGAAATCAAAATACTTTGTGGTGAGTGTTCAACAGAAGATGATTTATGGATGATGATATGCGAAGAAAGTGATGAAGATTAATCACAACATGAAAAAATTGTGACCGATTGAGGGGGGGTATGATTATGAAAAATAGATATGATGGAGTATGTGTATTTTGCTCTTGCAAAGTGCCTAAAAAAGATGGTATATGCTTTGAAAATAAAGAAAAAGGTTGGGTAATATCATGTTTTAAATGTGCTAATGTAGGTGTTAATTTAAACAAAAGATTAGATAAATTACGTTAATCGCAATTCGAGCGAGCAAGGAGATAAGTTTATGGAAACTGTAAAAATTGATTGTAGATGTAAAGATTGTGAACACAGTGAAATTAAAGGTGATGGAGTAGGTAATGACAATATCATAGAATGTGACAGCTACGCATCGAAAAATGAGGAATGGGGAAAATAAAGTTACGAACAATTCAAATAAATTATTCGTAATTTGAAAGGAGAAATCATGGAAAAGAAAAATTGTTGGAACTGTAAACACTATGTGTTTTCAATGATTGTTTTACCTTGTTGTTATTGTAAGGATTGTAATAAATGGGAAAGAAGAAATTATGATGATTCAAAATGTCCATGTTGCCCTAAGTGTGGTTCAGAGGATTATGTTGAAGTAGAGGAAGGTATCAAATGCCCATTCTGTGGTCAGATAGATGATAGGGGTGATAAAGAATGTTCAATGTGTAGAAGGTCATTGGATGATGGTATAGAAGTGGTGTACGGTGATGGCGAAGTATGGGAGGTAGAATAATGAGTATTCTTACAATTGATTATGGTTTAATTCCAATAGTATTAGTAGAGAATAGAAGGGGAATTAGATGTATAGATGGTGTTGAAACCTCAGAAGGGGAGTATTATGATATAATTCAAGTAGCCGATGAATTTTATGCAATGAAGGAGTGTGTGTAATATGGGTAGAAGACCAAAGGAAGACCTAAGTTTTTTTGAAAATGCAAAAGGTGAGATAGAGTATCTAAAGTGTTGTAATGAGTGTCCAGAGGCTTGTAAACAGTCACACAAGGTAGTCAGTATTTGTTGCAGGACATATAATGAAATGAAAAAGAATTTAAGAAAAAAGAAAAAAGATGTTGACAAGATACTACCTCGCATGGTATAATAAGTTCATAAGGTTAAGGAGGTAGCACATGAGCAAGAAAGATATACACATAGGCACAATAAACGGAATAGACTTACTACTGCACAGGAGAGGTAAGGTTGATAGGACAGATGATAATGTCAAGAGAGGGGTGGGAGTACATATTCCCAACAAGTACAAGACCAAGACAAAGCAACGAGAACAGAACGAACTAAGGAGGATGTATTAATGAAAAAGTTTAGAAAAGGTGACAAAGTAAGGTTTATAAATAACGCATCATTCGTACCAAAAGGATACACCGGAACAGCAATGGGTGATGATAGAAAAGATTGTGAGGTATTAGTTGAGGTAGATAACTGGCATGATGGTCATGGTGGACATGAATTTGGAATTGGTGGAGATAGTTGTTGGTACTGCTGGACTGATTCATTGGAACTGGATAGAAAATTCAAGGCTGGAGATATCGTAAAGATAATAAATAATGGTGCTTCTTATACTACCTACAGAGATTGGTATGAAGAATACTTAGCAGATTGTGGTTTTTATGAAGACAATGCATCACCAGAAGATGGCGAGTATGAGGTCATGGTAGTAGCAAGTCATGGTAGTTGGAGTGGAACTCTTTATGGAATAAGAGAAGCCAAAGGAGATTTTTCATCACAAGTTTATATCATAGGTGAGAATGGTTTGGAGTTAGTTTCAGAAATAGTGAAGGAGGAAGTTGAATTGAAATCAGACGAGAATCCAGTATATAAAATGGGAGAATTTGTAAGATGTATCTCCAGAACAAAGGACAATGTCGAGGGTCTTATCCTTGGCGAAGTTTATGAAATGGTCGGAGCAAGTATGTATGACGGTAATTTGATACTCTCAGTAAAAGGAAAAGATGGTAAGTTGTTCCATTCCATAGATAGATTTGAAAGTGTAGATTCAGAAAAGGTTACAGAAGATGATTTCTATATCATGAAGTGTGATATTGCTCCATTGGGTAAGGTTGGATATAAAGAAATGGGAATCTGTGAAATTGCTCCAGATATGGTCAACGAGCCACCACACTACAAGACTGGTGGAATAGAGTGTATCGACTACCTTGAAGCCAAGATGGGTATAGAAGCCTTTGAGGGATTCTGTATAGGTAATACACTCAAGTACCTCTCAAGGCTTGGACAGAAGGGTGACAGGCTTGAAGATATGCTCAAGGCACAGTTCTATCTGAATAAGGCAATTAGTCTTCATACTGCCCCTACAGAGCCTACAGAGGTGGATGGTGCTTGTAATAGACCAATAACCTCCAAGCAGATAGGTTATATAGCAGGACTTACCAAGAAATTAGAAATAGATAGGTATGACCTACCAGAATATATCTCACCATTATACAACTACAAAGAACTATCAGAAGCAGAAGCAAGCATAGTCATAGACAAGCTTATAGCAATTAAAGATTACAAGGAGATTGGGTTATAATGTTCTGGGCAATAGTATTCAATCTAATAATGATAGGCATAACGGGTGGATGGTGGATATTAATAATGCTCATAGCATTGTTTGTAAAATTAATGAGGGGGTAATAAAATGGAAGAATTTGTAAAGTCACTAGTTGAACAGGCAATATTACTAGAGGAAACCCTGATACAAACCATAAAAGTTATGGAAGTATTTGAGGAAATGGTTGAGGGTGCTAGAAATAATCCAGACATGGATATAGACCGACTCTCTGATGAAATTGACATATATCCAATATTCGACAGGATAGCTAAACTTGTAGATAATTTAAGTAGTAGATTATAAAAAACAGTTGACAAAGTTCCTTGCTTATAGTATACTTATATTAGTGGCAAGGGATTGCTACATAACAGAAAAGGATGGTGTTGGGGACGGTAGAAATGTGGATTGATTTAATGGACGAGAATAAGGTGTATATTAAGGAGGAATTTATAATGGAAATTAATGTAGCAGGAGATTGGAGAGAAGTAATAGACATTCACAGCACAGCAATATCATATCGAAAGGTAGTCAAGGGTAGTCCAGATGTATTTATAATCGGCTCATGCTCACCAGATAAAGCCAAACTTAGATTCCAAGACCAGTTTGATGGTTGGGTATACTTCAAACTTGAAAGAGGGTTATAACATGGAAGGGAGAACACTTACAATCATAATGTTCATTATCCTATTGATATTAAATATAATAACAACAATTATGTTTGTACTTTCCAATGCTGGTATAGTAAACATAATAATAGAAGTGGTATCAATTGTAACTTGCATCGCATTATTAATTTCAACAATAAGAGGAGGAAAATAATGGAAAAGAATAGTTGTATGGAGTGTGGAGATACAGTCAGAAAATCATGTGGGTGTGGTAAGTCAGTCATGGGTGTACCACTTTGCAATCAATGTTTCTTCGGTAGCATCAAAGTGAATGACTATCCTTGCAACGATTGTTCTGGAACATTAGCCACAAGTAAATGTCACTTTGCTCCAAAGAATTTGGGAGGTTATTAGATGATTTGGGTTAAATCACAGGAAGGTAATGCAATACACGAATGTTCTGGTGTATTTGTCAATGAATGTTCGCTTAGGGTATTCAGTGGGGAACAGTGGAACACAGTTGGTAGATATGATACTCCAGAGATAGCACAGGATGTTATGAGGATTGTCTGGAGGGCAATACAGAGTGGTGGTAATGCAGTAAACTTACCTATCAATTCGGATGGCTCATACACTGACAAAATAGATGTAACTTCCTTTGAAGGTGGTAAAAGAGAGATAGATGGTTTGAAACATAGTCCCGATGAATATATTATAAATTTTGCGAGGGTGTGAGATAGTGGATACTAATAGATTAAAGGTCATGCTAAATGAGGTATCTGACATAAAAGGTAAACGAAAAGCTATGAATTATTGGTTTAGGTGTGAATGTGAAAAGTTAAAACCAACTACTGTAAATTGGTGGTTGGGAACTTCACCTAAAATACTTGACAGAGTTATTATAGATGTGTATAATGAATATGTAGAGTATTGTCATGTAAAACACAAAAGACCATTCAAAAGGACAAAGTTTGGAATTGAAATGACATCGTTTGGATATGTGTCAAAGGTAAAAACTATAAAAGGTGCAAATTACCGAGTGTATGATAAAGTTACAGATTACAATTAAATTACAGACCAGTTACAAGTTGAATTGAAATCAGTACAATGATTGGTATCACTGGGTTACAACTACTATTATAATTTTAATATATTAAAAAGGTTGTAACCTTCTGTAATTATTGATATGACTGGATGGAGCATATATATTACTATATAATACAACTATTTCTTCTAATAAAAAGTAATATAAAGTAATATATAAATGATATATATAGAGAATAGGAAAGTTGCGTAATCTGTAATTTGAAATTTAAAGAATTAAGCTATTACTTGCTTGCGAGGATTTCAAAAATTACAAAATTACAGAACGATTTTCGACTATTCTAATTTTCGACCAAAACGGTTATAGTATTACTGAAAAGGAGTTGATATAATTGGCAAATAAAGGAATTCATACTTCGCCAGAAACTGCTGGTATACAAAATATGCCACCAAATTATCCAGATACACATAAAGATGATTTAGGAACAATGAAAGGCTTAATGCCTATATGGAACAGAGGATTTCAAAACAGAGAGAATTATAAAGGCCTTTGGACTCCAGAAACTTTGAAAATGGAAATTAATGCCTTTTTTGAATATTGTTTCGATAATGAAGTCAAACCAGCTAAAGTGGGGCTATCACTATGGTTAGGGGTTACGAAACAAACTTTATGGGTTTGGGAAAAAGAATCTACGGATTTCAAATCTGACCTTATAAGATGGGCAACATCATTAATTGAAATGTCTTATGTGGGCAGAGCCGAGAAATACCCAACTGCAAACATATTCTTGCTAAAATCATCTCATGGTCATGTTGAAACTTCCAGATTGGATGTAGTTGCGACAAATGAGCAGATGCAGACTGATGAAGTACAAGACAGAATTGCACAACTTGGACTAGATAAGCCTAAATAATGTAAATTGCACTCAGAAATGGGTGCTTTTTCTATGCCCAGAAATAATAGGGGTAGAGTGGTCAAAATAGGCATTTTTACGATGGGGCTATAGGCTGATTCCCAGACTTGATATTTTGATTTGCTCAACGGAGAGCATAGGGAAATGTGTTCAACGTATACTTTGTTCACTAAGGGGGTAAAGTCGCTTAGAATGGCTCTAAATCGCATAAATAATCATTCTCCGTTAGACCTACTTTCAAACTCTATAGGTTTATGTGAAAGTTTACTTTCAAACTCTATGGGTTTTTACTTTCAAACCCTATATGTCTATGACTGGATGTGCGAATGTTTCGAAAATTGTGAATCTTCTGAATATTGTGAATGTTTTGAATTTTCAGACAATTCAGATTAGTGTGGGTTGTGCGAAATGTTCAAACAATTCAAACAAATAGAACAAATGAAATAATTCAGAATATTGTGAATGTTCGGAATGGTACGAACGTTCGTGTTTTTTCCAATAATTCGAATAGTTCATACAATTCAAACAATATATCGAATTGTGTTGTTGGAGGTAGGTTTTGGATTGGATAACTACCCTGTGGATAACTCTGTGGATAAGTATCATAAATCTGTGGATAAAATATGTTGACATTATATACTATGGATGTTATACTATATTTAGAGGTTAGGAAAACGGTAACCTACTAAATGGTAAAAGGTGGTAATACATTATGAAAAGATTTGAATTAGTACTGAAACAAGGTAACATGGAGGTTTTGGTATCATTTGACAAAATAGACAATGACACGTCCGAGCAGTTCATGTTTTTAAGAGTCGCTAATAAGTCAATAGCTTTACTGGATAAAAAAAGACAGCAGTTGACTTATAAGTTCCAAACAGTAGATACCGTATTCTTCACACTAACAGAAAAGGAGGTGAAATAATATGGAAGAAGAAAAAATCTACTATATTACATGGGTTGATATGTTTGGAGAAATACAAGAATTCGAATATGACGAGCAGGGCAAAGAAGACGTACTAAAATATGCTAAATTGATTATTGAAATAGAAGAAATAGAGTAACAAAAAATAATGGTTCGCTGGTTCATCCATAAAGTCAGTAAATAAAGGGGATAAGATGAAAAATACAATTGTTGGATATGATAGTATCAGCAAAAAGAAAATTGAATTAGAATATGAGGATATCTATTCTGTTAACTGTTGGCACAATGTCTACGGTAATCCACAGTATGGTGTATACATGAAGAATGGAAAAAATTATATATTAGTCGATAACTACTCATTATGCAGAAGTTATGTGAACAACTTACATTATGTATCACGCAAAAAAGATTTATAAAAAAGTGTTGACAGGATGCAAAATTACATGGTATAATTAGTTATAGGGTTTTGGGGGATTTGAGCCCCCGACCCATAGGAGGTAATTACATGAATAATGAATATATTTTAAAATGTGATAGAATTTGTGCCGAAAATTCAATAACTTTAAGTGGTTGTAAAGGTTGTCCGAACTACGCAAACAAAAAAATAAGTTGTAGTGAAATAATGAATTTAGCTAGAAAAATTAAAAGGGGTGTAAAATAATGAAAATATCTAAAGGCAATTCAAAACTTGGCAAAATAGCAAATTTTAACATTACTCCATTGAGAACTTGTTCCCCAGAAGCTTGTAATACATGTGGTAAAAATGGTTGCTATGCTTTGAAGGCTTATAGGCAATATCCAGCAGTTAGGACAGCATGGGACGAAAATACCGAACTAGCAATAAATGACATTCCTACATTATATCAGGATTTAAGAAAATACTTTACTACATTTAAGGGAAAAATATTCCGTATCCATTCAGCAGGTGATTTTGTATCAATTGACTATTTAAAAATGTGGGCTGATATAGCGTTTGAATTTAAAAATATCAACTTTATGGCGTATACAAAACAATTTAAAATATTGCAATATTTTATAGATATCTATGGTCGCAATTACATGACACGTAACTTTAAAATAATACTTTCTTCGTGGACTGGATTAGATATACCTTCAGAACTCTCTTACAAGTTCTCTATTGCATGGTTATGTGAAGACGGACAGAACGCCCCTGTTATGGTATATAATCTTAAAAAGGCTGGTAGAAGTGTTAGGATATGTGGAGGGGATTGCACTGTTTGCAAGTACTGTTATGAACCAACTGGATTAGATGTTATATTCATAAAGCATTAATAACATATACCTAATACTATAAAGGAGGGCATTATATGTTTACTGTGCTGGTGTATATACTCATAATACCGATTGTTATAATAAAGAACTTAGTTAAGTTTAATGGTTAACATGATATAGATAACTACATTACATGATATAATATACTGTATAGTTATACACTAATAATGTATAGTTATACAGTATTATTATGCCCTATTATTGCATACTAATTGTATGTATAGTGTACACAATGCACACTAATCTGACTATTCATAATATTATTAATTATTTTAATTGTTTCGTTTGTACGAATTGTTTGATTTGTTTTAATTGTTTAAACAATGGTGAATTGCGTGAATATTCATACCCCTCCCACTATTCAGAATATTCTGACAATGACTAATCAGTCCCATTACCAACTTCTAAATTTTCTGAACAGTTTTAGTGACCTCAAAAAATTCTCGGAAAATTCTATAACAGTTTTTGCAAGTTACCGACAAGTTAGCAAAGCCAGTTATATCAATGGTTGTAGGGTTATGAATTAGTAGCAAATTAGTAGTTGCAAGTTAAACTACCATTACACCTCCAGTCATTATATTCCATGCCCATTTATGTCCTCGCTCATATGTGATTTCAGTTGAGTGCATTGTGGAGTAAAAGTATTCCCCATCCCAGAAAATTACTTCCTCCTCAAAGAATGTGTTTATGATTTCCATTATTGTGTATGGTGTTTTATTTGGCATTTTTATCTTCCTCCTCCTTAATTGATTCTACTAATTGTGCATATGTGGTTCTAATTTCTATTGGTATCCTATTATCCATTAACATCAATCCTAGAACTCTACATATTGATGCTAATGTTTTTTTATGTTTATCTTCCATTCCCTCACCTCCTAAACATATTATACCATATAGGATAGGTAATGTCAAGAAATATTTTTGGAAATGTAGGTTAAAATGAGGTAAAATCAGTTATAGTAGTTATGAGAAATGACATAGGAAGAAAGAAGGGATTAATATTTTAAAAGATTACGAAATGATAGTGCATAAATTTGGTAGGGATGTTGACCATATAAATCTGTATTCGCTGGGAGATTTGCATATAGGTTCTAGTGAGTTTTCATTGGAACAGTGGTATAAGTGGAAAACCAGAGTTATGGAGGATGAATTTGGATATATAGTAGTTTTAGGTGATTTAATGGACAATGGTTTAAAGAATAGCAAGACTGATTGTTTTGGAGCAACTATGCGACCAAGAGAGCAAAGAGAATGGCTTGTAGAGGAACTTAGACCGTTAAAAGATAAGATATTATGTATAACCAGAGGAAACCATGAAAAAAGGTCGGCTGACTTATCAGATGATTGTCCCATTTATATAGTGGCTTGTATGCTAGGTATAGAGCATTTGTATCGTGAGAATATGTGTTTTGTCAAGGTATCTTTGGGTGACAAGAATAAAGAAAGGCAGTATTCTTATGGAATAGCAGTTGGACATGGCTCGTCAAGAGGTAAGGCTAAAAATTTCAGCTATTCAATTGACAGCATGGATGTATTTTTTACTGGTCATACTCATACTCCAGAGGAAAGTTATCCAGCTAAACTGGTTATGGACTTGAGAAATGAAACTGTAGCACAAGTAGGCTTTATACACATGATAGTGCCAAGTTTCTTGGAATTAGGTGGGTATGCCCTTGCTGGGATGTATATGCCCACAGACTTTAGAAGGATACCATATGTATCGTTGCTTGGAACAAAGAAACAAATAGATGTACACAATTTAGGGGGGATGTAGGATGGATATTAGAAATATAATGATTTTGTTTGATAAAACTAAATTTACAAAAGAGGAAATAGTAGCTGAATTAAAAGCTGAAGGTTATAAGCATAATTTCATATTTGCGAACAAGATAGATTTGGATTATGCGAAAGATTATATGCGAAAGTGTGAAGAAGTGTGGTGCTTCGGTGACTGTGAAGAAATGTTTATGTATATGATGGCAACAGATGAAGGTATGGATATATGGACAATGGGTTAGAATTAACTAAAGTAGAGGAATTGGTGAAGGTGGTAATACCTAATCTTGAAGATGAACTTTCAAGAGAGGGTGTTGCCCCTTCTGACCTTGTAGAATTATATAACCTCTATGTGGAAGTATTGAGAATGGTTGCTCCATATGATTTTGTTTCTTATAACAAATATCTAGAATTGGATGAAGACCATTCGTCACCAACTAAAGCATTTTATCACCACAGGAAAAAGCACCTAGCTGAAATGTTTGAAGCTTTTAATGATATGGAAACTTACGATAAGTATGATGTATTATTAATTTCACTTCCTCCAAGAACTGGTAAGACCACTACTGGTATACGGTTTTTGTCTTGGATTATAGGAAAGTACCCAGAGCATACTGAAATGGCAACTTCCTATTCAGATAGTATAACAACTTCCTTTTATATGGGAGTCATGGAGATAATTCAGAACCCACGATACAATGAGATATTCCCAGATGCTCCACTTGTATCACAGAACGCAAAAAGGGAAGAAATCTGGTTAAAGGTGGCAAAGAGATATCCATCTATAACCTTTGTTCCTATTGGTGGTTCAATGACTGGTAGATGTGAAGCTGGTAAGTATTTGTATTGCGATGACTTGGTGTCTGGTATTGAAGAAGCACTTTCAATTACTAGACTTGATAAATTATGGCAGATGTATACAGTTAACTGTAAACAGAGAAAGAAGGATAAATGCAAGGAAGTACATTTGGCTACAAGATGGTCTGTCCATGATGTAATCACTAAACTTGGAACTGCACATGAGGATAATCCTCGATGCAAGGTTATTAATGTATCGTGTTATGACGAGAACGAGGAAAGCCAATTCGACTTCTTAGGTGGTTTTGGAACTGATTATTACAAGGACTTAGAAACTACAATGGATGAAGCCAGTTTTGGAGCATTGTATAAACAAGAGCCTATAGAACGAGAAGGATTATTGTACCATAAAGAGGACTTGCAGTATTTCTTTGACCTTCCAGAAGAACCAGCCGATTCAATCGTTGCGATATGCGATAGTAAGAACATGGGTAAGGATTTTGTGTCTGCTCCTATTGGATATGTATATGGTGATACTGTATATATTGATGATGTGACTTATAGTAATGCCCTTCCAGATATAACTAGACCAATGGTTGCTAATAAATGGGTAGAGCATAAAGTAGTTCGTGCTGATGTAGAGGTGAACAATGGTGGCAACTACTATGCCGAGGATTTGGATGAACTAATTAAAGCCAAAGGTGGTAGAACCAGTATTAGGACTTTCTTCAGTAGCAATAACAAGCAAGTAAAGATTATAACATATGCTGATTATGTTGTGAAGCATTTCGTGTTCAAGCATCCTAGTAAATATTCACCGAATAGTCAATATTCCCAATTTATGAAAGATATGCTAAAATGGACACAAATGGGTAATAATAAACATGACGATAGTGTTGATAGTATTGCGATGTTGGCACAATTAGTGCAATCATTATCAGATGGACAGATTAAGTTTTTAGACCGTAGAAAATTAGGAATATAGGAGGTAAATAAATGATTCTCAAAGGACGTAGAAAAATAACTAGTGAATTAACTCCAGAAGAACTTCACGATAAGTCTAAGTTGGCTAAATTACTTAATACTAGCCGAGTAATTCACTTACAGAATAAATCTGAGATAGATTATTTGGTTAATTATGGTAAAGGTGACCAGCCTGTTTTATTAAAAACTAAGGTAGTCAGAGATGAAATAAACCATAAGATAGTCATGAATCATGCTCAGATGATAACTAGAAGTGTTAATGGATACTTTCTTGGAACACCAATTCAGTTTATACAAAGTGGATATACGGATAAGAAAGAACAGATAGATATGCTCAATAGGTTTGTACAGTATGAGGACAAGTCCTCGTCTGATAGTGAACTTGGAGTATTTCAAAGTATGACTGGTACTGCATATAGGATAATCTATACCGATGGATTATTTGCAGATGAAGTTCCATTTGAGGAAAGAACTCTTGACCCATCAACTACTTATGTGGTATATCAGAATAATATTGCAGAGAAACCATTATTGG